ATCACTAGAGACCAGTACGATGTTGTCAATGTCGTACTCTTTGCGATGTTTAACAATGTACGCTGCTACGTCATCTGCCTCTACTTTGTCAAAACGAAAAACTGGATAGTTAGTAGTTTCTGCAAAGTTGTCAATTACTCTCATGAACTCCTCAAAGAAACGCTCAAAAGCTGCTTGTTCTTCGGGAGTAGACAGTGCTTGTTTATCTTTACGGTTTTGTTTGTAGTCTGGATAGATTGTCTTGCGGTAATTGCTGCTGCCTTTATCGCAAGCAATAATTACTTTGCCACAGTTGTAGGACTTACGCAGACTCTCAACAGTTTTAATGTAGGCGTCCAGAAAGTCAGTCTCACCACTATGCTTCCAGCGAAAAGCAAGATTTAGTGAGTCCAAGATCATTACAGTTCGTGGATCTGTGCTGGTTAGTTTTTGAAATGTTTTAGACATATTGTATTTAAGTTGACTTTCTATTATATCATTATCAACTAGTAAAGTCAAGCTATAAATTTTGGTTTCTCAAACTTTATGTAGTCTTCTAACGTAGAAACATAAAATTCGTGTTCGCCACTATTTACAAAAAAGTATCGGTAATTTGCAGTCGGCATGTCTAGATAAGCAACAAATATCTTACTACGATCATGCTTAAATATTAGGATAGGTTTTTTACTAACCTGAATACCCTGTCTAACTGCTTGAGACCACCATGCAATCAGCTGAGGAGACTTGCTGGTAAGTATCTGACTAGTAAGGTGATCTTCCGCATAATGTTTAGCTTCTACGGCATAGAGATTCTTCTCATTTGGAATGTAAAGATCGCCTTTTAAACCATGCTTCTCATCTAGTGCTCCAGAGCCAGGTACTCGTTCCCACTTTAAACCAGTTAGTTTTCTTAGCTGGTCTCTCATTACTGTTTCTGCTCTAGCACCTTTGGCTCTGGAGTCTACTACCATTATTCTATCCTAGATATATTGTCCTCTTTAATAACTTGAATTTTTTCTAACAGTGGATGTTGGAATCCATGAGAAATAATAAAAGTATTTAAGTAGGTTTCGTTGATTAAGCACTCTATTAGCTTTTCCTTACCATCAAGATCTAAGCTTTCGATTGTTTCGTCTAACACTAATAGATTGATGGTGGAATTACTAAGACTCTGTAGCAACCGCCTAATGCCAAATAGTGTAGCGCAGTTGATACGAGCACGTTCGCCACCTGATAGTGCTAGAATGTCTATGTCTGTGCCGTTATCAGCAACAACTACGTTGAGTTTATCACCAGTAACAATTTTAAAGTAGACTTGGAATCTGCCAGAACTTAATTCGGTTAAGTAGTGGTTGATTGAGGACTCTAAGTCTTTGATTAAGCACTCGATCTTGTAAGCTACCAGTCCTGTATTGCTAAAAGTTTTTACTAGAACTGCTAGTGTGCTAGCTCGGGCATTTAATGTTGCCAAGTCAGCCTCTAAAACCGCAAGAGCTTCTTTTGCTTCTTGTACGGTCTCTTTGATTACTTCGATCTTAGCGTTATGTGCTGCACAGGTTATATTATGAAGATGAGTACTTTCAATTTGTTGCAGTATTGTTCCAACTTCTAGCTCAAGTAATTTCTTCTCCGACTCTAGGGTAGCCTTATCTAGGGGCTCAGTAGGAATGTCAGGATCATACATTTCGTAGTACTTATCATAGTAGTCATTGTTCATGACTTGAGTAGTATAAGCACTATGTTCTGCTTCAGCTAATTTTAATTTAGTATTGATTAGCTCTAACTGTTTAACAGTTTGTTCTCTTAAAATCTCTTGTTCTTCTATAATACTAAGATTTTTGCTGTTATCAATAGGCTGAGAACAAGTAGGGCAATGAGTAGCTATCTTTTTTGTTTTCTTGATGAAACTATCACATTGAGTAATTACTGAATTTAATTCAGTTTGTGACTTTGTCAGACCTTCTACATCAGATGTAGGTTTTACAATGTTACGGTTGACTTTTGAGGAGTACTTGTCCACCCCTGCTTTAGCATTACTATTTGCAGCAATGTCTTTGTTAATAGAAACGATATTCTTTATTTCTACTTCCAAAGCTCTAATTCTTTCCTCGGACTCTACAGGTCGATTTGGCACTGCTGCCTCTACCATAGGCTCGAGCGAAGTATTTTTGTACTTCTTTAGAGTATCGTTGGCGCTGCCGATTTTTGCAGTGGTGACAGTAATTTGTGTATCTACTGCTTTTGCTTCTGCCTTAAAAATCTCGCTGTGATCTGTGTAGCGTGTAAGGTCTAACAGATCTATTAGGAACTTCTTACGGCTGCTGTCTGTGGCGGTAAGAAATTCCAGGCTACTACTGCTACTCTGATAAACAATCTGAGTAAAGGCTTTATGGTCGTAACCAATTAATTCTTCTATGGTTTTATATGTAGCAGTAGTGGTATGGCTGCTAATGTCAATACCATCCTTAGTAAGAGTAACGCTAGCAGTACTGCCTCTAACCGTTTTGATATTGTACTTGTGTGTTCCATCAGTAAAGTCCAGTTCAATACTGTATGACTTTTTTCCAGTATTACGATTAATAATGTCGGATCGCTTAATGCCTTTACTGTTCTTATTGTAAAGTACTTCTTCTAGGATTAAGGCAATAGAGGACTTACCGTGGCCATTGAATCCTACGATCTGAGTAATTGGATTAACACTAAAGTCTATGGTATTATTATCACCATAACTAAAGATGTTGCTCCACTTCATTGTTTGAAGGGTTATTTTCATTGGATCTTTAAAAACTTCTTTAGTGTTGCCAGTGTTCCGATCTTTTGATTATTTAGGATAATCTGTGGAATAGATCTAGCATCAGGAAAGTCTTCCATTAGCTGCTTTTTTGTAGCATTACCATCAATGCCTAGTGTTCTCACTTCGACTGTGTACCCAAACCGTTCTAGTAGTTCTTTTGCTTCTGCACAGCCCTGACAACCTTCTTGGCTGTAAACAACCGCGGTTTTACTGAAGTTGTATTGCATGATTATCTAACTCCTCTAAAACATTATTTATCTGGGCTTCTGGTAGCTCTAAGACATAACTTAAGTACTCTTGTACTTCTTGTCTCAAAGTCATCGCAGGGTCTAGGATCAGCTGGGTGTCTGTGCTGCGTTTCACAATCTTTTTGTCTAACAGTTCCGAGGCTTCTGTTTCGCCTAACTGAGTCATGTCGCCCTCTACCTCATAAATTGTGTGATGATAGTCCGTGGCTACCATAGGCTCTCCGGCTTGGATCTTCTTACGAATTAGTTGCGGTAGGTGCAGCTTTACCCAATCGTGTTCGTGAGTGATAGTATCAAATAAGATAACACCGCTATCAACCAAACCACGATGGAAACTAGTGGTACAAGGTGATCCAGGGTACAAGATGTTGCGTTGCGAGTTTTCATAACTGTGTAGATCTCCGGCCAAAACAGTACGCCAGCGGTTAAATAAGTCTAGGTCAACCTCGGGTTTTACATGAGGAGGAATTTCACCCCGTACGTGGGTACATAAAACATTTTCGGCAAATGTGTAGATAGTATTTTCTAGTTCTTTTAGTTTATTGTAGGGAACGAAATCAACCCCTTTATACGTATAAAAGTCGTCTACGACTCTTACTAAGGGATTTGCTTTTGTGGTAATATTTTTTAAATTTGATAACCACGTTGTGTTCTTTTTCGCAGCCTCGTGATTGCCTGCGTAGATTATAGTATCTATAATTATTGTATCTAAGAACTGAAAGTAAATCTCCAGTTCTTCCATGGTTGCTAGCCGATCAAAAATATCGCCGCCTATAACCATTAGGTCACATTGGGTCTGTATGGTATTTAGTTGACTAAAAAGCTCACGGTAACGACTTTTAGCCCACTCTTGAGGGACATTCTTTTGTCCTATCTTGATGTGAACATCTGCTGTAAATAGTATTCTCATTTTTGGCTATCTCCCGGTATGACCCTGTAGTTATCCTCCACAGAGTCTGGAGTGCTGACTTCTATGATGCTACCGCCATCAATACAAATAATCTGATGGGGCATTAGTGGTGGATTATGCCAAGTATCACCTGGGCGTAAAATCTTGCTGTGCACACTAGCATCCTTAGTGTCGATCCACCGCACTTCAAACTTGCCACTTGATACGTACCAAGTCTCCTCCTTTTCGGAGTGAAAATGCATACTGAACTTGGCGTCTTTATTAAAGTTAAGAAACTTGCTGCAGTACTTATCATTGGTAACCCAAATAAATTCTGAGCCCCAGCCCTTTTCAACGAAATCTTCTAGTCTCATTTATTTGTCCGATGAAAATGCCCCTATGATTAACAAACCATAGGGGCATTATATTAGCCAAGCTCGCGAGCGGCTTCTGCTTCTGGTGAATCTTCACCAGCTTCTTCTTCGGCAGCACCGTTAACGATCTTTTCCAGCGTAGCCTTTACTTCTTCTGGAGTAGGACGTGGGAACTTGCTATCAATATCTTCTGCCTTTGCAATGGTTTCACGATCTTCGTCGGACAGTGCAGAGCGCTTGCACTTTAGAACCTGAAGTGTGTACTCAACGTTGAAAGGCAGTGGCCCGGTCTTTTGCTTCTTGAAAACAATATTCCAGCCGGTGTCTGGGTCTGTGGGATCGCCAAGATCTTCAGCAGCAGTCATGATTTGCTCAAACAGCTTCTTCTTTAGGTTTAGAGCCTTGGCCTTACCATCACGTGGGTCAATGCAGTTGATTGA